GGATGCGCTCGACCTACATCCCTAATTTCCGCGAGCAAATGGAGCTGGGGGCTAACTACCTGCTCGAAAAGGGTCTGATGATCTCATATGTGGGCTGGCAGCGGGAGGCTAGAACCTTCTTGCAGACCATGACGCTAGACGAGATCGCGCAGGCCGCTCCAGAGATGGTTGACCTGCTCATGGACGAGAATGCCACGGAAATGGCCCTAGGATTGATTCTGACGGCCTTCCCTGCACTTTCGGAGAAGAGAGCCAAAAAGGCACTCAAAGACCTCAGAAGCAAAGGTGAGGCCCAAATCGCGGTTCCTAGGGTAACCGTGGATCGCCCGGTGGTACATTCCTGCGCCCCGGACGGTGAGGTGATCCTCCCTCCCTATGTTTCCGACCCGCAGCGGTCACCCTACATTTTCTGGCGCACCTTCCTCACGGCTCAAGAACTGGAGAAGAAGGTCACCAACGAGGGCTGGGACGAGGAGTGGGTGGACAATGCCATTGAGACCCTCCGAGGCAAGGATTCCATGTATCTCGACGGTGAGAAGCAGAAGAATGTTACCCGCCTTCCCATCACCGACGACAACGACCTTATAATGGTCGTCTACGGCTACCAGCGTCTGATCGACGAGGAGGATGGTTCCGAGGGCATTTACTGCACCGTTTTTCATCCCTCCGCTGAAGGCTATGCAAAGCATGAACTACTTAACGGATATGATGACTATCCATTTGTCGTAACTCGTTTGTCTAGTAACCAAAAGCGGATGTACGAGGTTCAGACCTTCGGTGACATCCTCCGTGGCGCACAGCTCCAGATCAAGACCGAGCGTGACTCACGGATCGACCGTGCGTCTCTGGCGACCCTGCCACCTCTGATGCACCCTGCTGGCAAGCCACCATCCGACTGGGGGCCGGGTAGACGCATTCCATATCGTCGCCTAGGAGAAATCCAATGGGGGCCACCACCACCAGCCGACAATGGTTCTGTGGAGGTAGAGGTTTCAATGATCGGACAAGCCGACCGCAGCGTAGGACTCGACCTTCAGAACCCACTCTCGACCATGCGCCAGCAGTACTTCGTGAGCAAGTTCCTAGATCATGTCCGCGATGTCCTCAACCTCGCGTGGAAGCTTTATCAGCGCATGGGGCCGGACGAGGTCTTCTTCCAAGTTACAGGCAATCCAAATGCTATGGTGATGACCAAGGGTAGCCCGGACGAAAACTTCAGCATCGTGGTGAACTTCGACTCCCAGAGCAACGACCCAGAGACTGCTGAGACGCAACTCAAGAATATGGTTTCGCTCGTCCAGCTCGACCGCAACGGCATCGTGGATGTCAACAAGTTGCTTGAGTTCACGGCATCCAGCATCAACCCGATCTTTGCCGACTATGTGTTGCAACCTGCCGAGGAAGCACAGCAGAAGGTCATGAAGAATGTCACCGACGACCTTGCCAAGATCTACTCTGGCATCGAAGTCCCCGCCCAACCGAATGGCGCACAGATCGCAATGCAGATGCTCCAAGCCTATGTCCAGCAACCAGATGTCGCGGCTCGCGCACAGCAGGACGAGGCATTCGCGGCACGCTTGCAGAAGTACATGGAACAATACCAGTTCCAGCTCCAACAAGCACAGAACGCACAGATTGGTCGTATCGGCACAGCACCCGCCGAGATGGGTGGAATGCAAACTCAAGGCATGCAACAGTAATGGAAAAGCGATTCAAGAAGGTAGTCACCAACCCAGAGACTGGTCGCAAGAAGACCGTGCGCTACGGGCAGGCAGGCAAGGCCGCTGACGGCAAGGATCGCATACGACCATCTACGAAAAAAGCTGACGCATATTGCGCTCGCTCCAACAAGATCAAGGGTGACTGGCGCAGTGACCCAAACTCACCCAACAACCTGTCTCGTAAGAAATGGCGTTGTAAAGGTGATAAAAGCATGAGATAATACTAAAATGAAGACACCAAAGACCAAATCCTCCAAACAAGCGAAAGTAGCAAAAGTGATGGGCGAATATAAGTCTGGAACACTCCATGCTGGCCGTAACCCAAAAGGCCCGAAGAAAGCACCTCTGGCGCGTAGCCGTAAACAAGCAATTGCCATCGCTATGTCCGAGGCAGGCATGTCCAAGAAACGCAAGTAACATGACACCGATACCCAAACCAGAAATCGACATTGCCGTAGAAACACTTTCCGACCGCGACGAGTTCAAGGTCATCGTCCAGTTCATCCGCGACGAGCGTGAGAAGTTCTTCGGTGACCTGCGTATGTGCGAGTCTAGCAACGATGTGATGAAGATCGCCGGGTCTGTGGCCGCTCTAGACGAGTTGCTATCGGTGCTGTCTTGACATCACCTCACTCCCATCCTACATTCCAGCAGGAAGCTGGTTTTGTGCTTCTTGTTTCATCATTGTTTCATTGGTTTGGTGGAAGGTCGCAGGTTAATCCTGCGGCCTTTCATTTTGGCTATTAAGCAGGACTTAATGTGTGGAAACATACGACAATTAGTCCACTTTCTGTCCAGTTTTTGGTAGGTTAGCGCATACCCAAACTCCCGGCAGAGGAGGAAGGCTCGTAGGCATAGTTCGCCTATTGCGGCGAGTACCATGCTTCAAACTCCCGTATATCGTCGGAAAGGTCGATTTACATACCAGCAAGGCTGGAACCAAGGATAGCAGAGGGCTGAGGCTGTAGGTCTGCGTCAAGCTCCTTGGTCGTCACACTCTGTTTAGCTGCGCCGCAAATTCGTCAAGCGCAGTACCCTGTGAGACTTTTACCTAGCTTCCGTGCGGTCGTTTTAGCGTTCCTCGGTTGCTTGTCTATGTTGCCAGACCTTCGGGTAAAAACAAAGGGCTAGCACGGGGAGTCGGAAACCCGTGCCAGCCCTAGACCAGCGTTTTAAGCTGGGGGGTGAATGGTGACTAAGAATCCGACTCTTCGTCAAGGCGAATCCTAGCGTGGGTTTTGCCGCAAGTCAACACAGGAATTGGCGTGGATTTTCTCCGACGATAACGCAAAAACACCGCACGATTTGCGTCAAGTTTAAGGTCACAATCTGTGATCTTATATATATTCACATATATCCACACCTATATGTCCCATTGTTGACACATATATTTTCCCTCCACATTGCTAGGACATCGCCGCCGCCGGGCGTTAACTGGTGTCAAAAACATGAATGTGCAATCCGAGGCTACCGAGGAAGCCGAAAATCCCTCGTCTAACATATCCTTTGAAGATTTAATCGCACAAAGGACTCAGAAATACTCAGAACCCGCAGCCGAGGCTGAGGCTACCGAGGAAGAATCTTGGGAAGAGGAAGAGACTCTGGAACCAGAGGCAGTTTCCGACGAACAGGACGACACCGAGGAGGAAGCCGAAGACGAGGAAGAAGGTGACGAGGAACAGGAAGTAGACTTGTTGTCGCTAAACCCAGAGCAACTTCAAGCTTTAGCCAAAAAGAGCAGGAGCCGACTCCTTCACCGTGTAGGTGAGCTGACGGCACAAAAGAAAGCTCTGGAGGAGAAGCTGAATGCTCAGGCCGAAACGAAACCACTGCCAGTCATCCCCGCCGAGCAAAACCCTTTCAGAGACATCGACTCTGTGGAAGGACTCAAAGCGAAGTACGAGGAACTGGAGAAGGTCGCGGAGGAGACCGACACAATCCTTGAGGAACACGAAGATTACGGTGCTGAAGACATCATCGTCGTGGGAGACAAGGAGTTTACGAAGAAGGAGATTCGTCGAGCCAACCGCAATGCGCGGGAAGCTATGGCAAAATACCTCCCAGCACAGCACGCAGAACTCGCCAAGCGCGAGCAACGCAAGCAGATGCAGGAACACTTCACCGCGCTAATCCCGCAGGAAGTGCCAGAGGTTGCCGACGAGGAATCTGCTATCGGTAAACAATACAAGGCACTCCTAGCTGATCCACTTGTCGATTTGGTTAACCTGCATGTTCCTGATCTTGGGCCGCAACTCCCATACATTTTGGCACATGCTGTTCGGTCAATTCATCGGAGTCAGAAGACCAAGAGCGCGGCGAAAGCAGCGGGG